AACACTGGTCCCCACTAGAGATGGTGTCTGCGTGTATTGAGATCGAAACAACCCGTGATATAGCAAGACAAATACTACGTCATCGTAGCTTTAGCTTTCAAGAGTTTAGCCAACGATACGCCGACCCTACAAAGGATCTAGATTTCGTATTGCGGGAAGCAAGATTACAAGATACTAAAAATAGACAAAACAGCATAGAAACGACTGATGCTGAATTACAAGTATGGTGGGATGCTAAACAGAAATTCTTAATCGATTATGTAAAGGCTACATATGCAGAAGCAATCGAGAAAGGTATTGCTAAAGAACAAGCCCGATCTATTTTGCCCGAAGGTAATACAGTTAGTCGATTGTATATGAACGGTACACTACGCTCGTGGATTCATTTCATTGAATTGCGTAGCTCAAACGGTACACAAAAAGAGCACCAAGCGGTTGCTCGAGCGTGTGCACAGGCTATTGTGGAAGTATTCCCAATGGCATCAGAATTTGTAAAGGATTAAAATGCTTATCACTAAAGGCGCCTCAATTGGCGAAGTTGTAACTATGAAGTTAGTTACAGGAGAAGAAATCATCGGCAAGCTAGCAACAGAGACAGATACACATTACGGTATCGCTCGTCCCCTTACGCTAGTAGCAGGACCTAAGGGACTAGGATTGCAACCGTGGTTGTTCACAGTAGACACAGAGAAGACAATCAAGTTCCCAAAGGATAAAGTTATCATCATCGATTCTACCATGAAAGAAATGGCAGATAGCTATCTTACTGGTACAACTGGCATTGCACTGAGTTAAATAGTTTTATGATTACGCCGGCAGCGAACACCACTAATTTTTATTCTGCGTTCTCTGTTGGCATACTAGTAACTAATACAAGTAGTGGAACAACTATAGTTTCGGCTCCTGTTGTATCGGCAAGTTTTGTTGACCCCGGCATTGTAATTACGTCTGATATCTCTGGATTAGTTACAATATCGGGAATGTATAAAACTATTATCCCAATCGGGTACACATGGCGCGACAATAGTTTTAATCTAAAAACTGGAACAACTGCTCCAAATGCAGGTGAGTATCAAAAGTTTATAAAGATTGATTCTCCAGCTAGTACATCTGCAGATTGCACATACACAATTACTACAGCATACGATTCGGGCACAATAACTGATACATATGTTGACCACGTAATCGTTGATAGCTTCACTAAAGTTGCCGATATACTAACTGGATTATTAGCAGGAGTAAAACCGTGAGTTCACAACCAATAGCAAGAATAGGCGATAAAACAACAGGGCATGGACCGTACCTCCCAAGACCGAGTACAGGTGGAAGTAGTGATGTGTTTGTAAACGGAATTGCAGTAAGCAGGGTAGGTGATGATTGGGCACCACACGGAGGAATTCCTCCTGATGTTCATTCCGGAGAAGTGGGGGAAACAGTTTCGGGTTCTGGTACAGTATTTGTCAATGGCAAACCGCTAGCAAGGATCGGAGACACAGTAGACGGTGCTGATAAGATCGCAGGCGGCAGTTCTGATGTATTTGCCGGTGGTTAATTAAGTCAGAACTAAATAATTTAGTCTAGAGGGAGCAAACCTGCATAGCGTGGTTGGGATAGTGAGAGTCTATCCTTTTTGACGAAGAACTGTGCCCTCGGATTTCGTCAGGTTGACAACATTCCTAGATTGTTGTAAAATTAATTTTTAAGGTAATAAGGTAACACAATGGCAACAGGTAAAGTAAAATGGTTTAGCGCCCCTAAGGGTTTCGGGTTCATTACCCCTGATAACGGTGGAGCAGACTTGTTTGCACACTTCAGTCAAATTAACTCGCAAGGATATAAGAGCCTAGACGAAGGTCAAGCAGTAACTTTTGAAGTTACGCAAGGCCAAAAGGGTCCTCAGGCTAGCAATATTCAGTTAGTCTAAAAGGTTATTGCTGTACGAAGCAAATAGAAATAAGTGGAACACCCGGGGGCAGTGCCCGGCATCTCCACCATAAGGGAAGTTATGAAACATTTAGAATGGTATCAGATATTGCTGTGTCTTGCAGTTCCGATAAACTATTTTTATTGGTGTGTATTACATAGTTTCTTTATGATGGGGATGACACAGGATCGACTTCGCAAAGAGTACATAAGCAGACAGCACGACACAGATAGTCGTAAAAAGTAAAACAAAAACAACCGCAAACGATTCAGTTTACGCATTAGCAGCTTAACAGCCGCTTAGGGTAGTTATACCTCGTAACAGAAACTAACAAGGACCCGCTTCGGCGGGTTTCTTATGTGGAATGTATAACTACTATATAAGGAGATTATATGGAAGAAAAGCGAGGAAAACGAATCGAAAAATGGGTAAAACGATACCATTATCGCCTGGAATTGTTAAGATCTGTTGCTCCTGTTGTCGTTATCACTTTACAATGCATTATACTGTATCATGTTTACTTTGTGAAGAATTAATGAGATAAATATTCAATGCGAATAAAAGATCTATTAATTGAAAACATAGTTAACGCCGGGGTACAAATAAAGGCGGACGAGTATTATGCGAACGTAAAGAAGACTATCCCTAATGTGTTTAACATGTTAAATCAAGTTGTAAAAGGCCCTAAACCTACATACGAGCAATTACAAGATGCCGCAGAAGCCGGATACAAGTTTTTACAAGATCAACTCAATACAGATAACTGGGATCAAAAAGTAAAGCAGGCAGGTGAGATTGTTAAACGACATATTTCAGATATAGTTACAAAGCAAACAAATAACACTGATCAATAAGATGAAAATATACGAGCTATTTGAAGATATAACTCAACCTGAATTAGATCATGTTGAACAAGTTGCCGATGCTTTGTGGGCAAAGTTGGGAATTGATGTTGAGTTTACTAGACATTTTTTTGATCGTGTAAATGACGAAAGAAACGGAAAACCTATTACAGCAGATGAGCTAGTAGCAATGTTTCAGAAAGAGTTTCGAACAAACGGTATTCAGATTTCTAATATGCGTCGCCCGGAAGCAGTATTAAAAGATTTATTGTCTAGCATCAATATCCCGTTTGTGTTAAAGAACACCGGTGGCCAGAAACAGTTAGTAGGTAAAACAGTTATGCGTAAACGTAACTTTACAAGTCCTGACCCGGCGTATGTAGTAAAATGAGATTCAACGACCTTACTAAATCAAAAGCACCTGTAAAACTGTCTTACACAGAAAGTTTACAGCGCAAGCTCAACAAGTGTTTAGACAATTTCCCATCCACAAAATTTACTCCGCTCGAAATTGCAATAATGGAAGGTGGCGGTTCTTTAACAGAATTCCAACTTACGAAAAATCAGTGGGAACTGTTTATATCAAATGCAGACAAGGAAGAAGCAGGTTCTGACTTAATCGGGTTGGTGCAAAATGCATACGGCGGCACATCACAAGGTAGCTTTGTGAATAGCATGAAAGATGTTATTCCGTCAGACTGGAATGTAATTGATTGGGATCACGATCCGGATGTAGACGCAGCCGTTTTCTATCGCAAAAACAGAGCAGGCGAAAGTTGGAGTGGACATAAAATCCAAGGATTAGGGCACGATGGTACACGCACGAGTAAAGACAAAGCAATCGGCAAGGTACAAGCTTTGTTAAGCAAGCCCGGAGTATGGATTGAAAGTAGCGATGCAATGCGCTCGATCCTAAAAAAGTACAATGTGCAAGCAGTAACTGATGTTGAGTTATTGCGTTCGTTGTTTAACGATCCAAATTTAGAAATGGTAGATGCCGACACATATACTCGAACAATCGGATCTGGACAAATTACCGAAACTGTATTTGGCAACCCGCATCTAACTGCATCGTTAAAAGAAACTACAATTAATGAGTTTGAGAACGGTACAGATAATAGTAAACAAATATTACAAAAATTAAAAGCAATGGGCTACACTATGTTAGGTAGTGGAGTTGATGCAACGGTATGGACTAAAGAAGAAGGGCACGTTATTAAAATTTTAATGCCGACAGCACCTAATCAAGGCGGTCGAGACCGTGCAGATCTAAACTTTCTAACTTTCTATAATTTTTGTCAACAGAACAAAGGCAATCCAAATCTTCCCATATTCACGGAAATTAATGGGGCCGGACATTCAACATTTGAAATAAATGGGTCGCCGTATAGACAAATTGCAATGGAACGATTGCACCCAATTAGTTCTGGGTTTGCCGAACACATGGTTTGGCAATTGGGAGAACTAACAAAAGTCGCTTTTATTAAATGGAAAGATGTAGTTAAACAGTTACTAAATCCAGCGTCGTGGAATGCATTAGGTATGCAAGCAACAAAAGAAATGCCAGGTCATATTAAATATGAAATAGATAATGATCCTGCATTTACAAAACAATGGAGCGGACTATTTGCAACAATGCAAGGCTTATACGCAGCAGGTAAGAAAGCAGGCGTAGAATGGGATATGCATACTGACAATGTAATGGAACGAAATAACGGCACAATTGTAATAACTGACCCGTTTATTTGAAACTAGTAATCAAATCGTAATCAACTGCTATATAAATAATAGTACGGACACAAGATAGCGTGTCGCTGGATTTGCGTAACCAGCATAAAAGCACCCGATGGTGCTTTTTTCTTTGACAAAACAATTTAGGGAATAGGCAAAATGCTTATTGCAGTAAGTAAATCTGCAATGGCGTTATCGATTACTGCTTTTATTTCAATATCTTCAGCATCTGTTACAATTTGATTCTGTAACGCAACATCATTTAATAATTCAGTTGCCTCTTCTTTTGTAATAAGCTTATTCTCGAGATTCTGTGCAATAGTTATAGCCTGTGTTGCATTTTTACCAACAACTGAATTATCGTGATCGGCTAACTTAATGAGCGTGTGTAGATCTAACATTATTTTTTCCTTTGAGCAATGGCGGATTTAATTACACCAGTTGATAATCGTATCATGTCGAATTTAGTTTCGCAGAATGTTTTACTGTGCGGGTCTTTTAATTGAGTAGCTGCGCGTTGCACTAATGTATCTAGATCGGTAAAAGCTTTACGTGCAACAGCATCGTCCGGAAAGTCTGCTCCGTAATTTGCTAACGATTCGCTTGCCAGTGCTAGTGTATTAATATTAGTTTTAGTTTGGACAAGATCGCCACAATCTGATTTATAATGTCCAGCATATGTGTAAATCTTATTAAGCTCATTGTACTCGATGTTGTCAAACGGTGTTGCTGCGCACCCGACTAACAACAATACTCCTAAAATTACAAGTTTCTTCATGAGAACTCCTTTTGATTATTTATTGGTTAGAATTTGGTAAAAATATTTCTTGTGTTTTATTAGGTTTTGTCGTATACTGTATACATAACAACAGGAATTTTATGAACACAGATCAAACCATTAACGCTATTAAACAATTTTGCAAGGCGAGCAGCAGCGATGAGCAAATTTGGAATGGCAATAAAAGCACATATCATTGGAATATCGGTAAAGTTACATCGATTGGAATAGTAAATGGTGTAGTGCGAAAGTTAGCGGGTATTGATGTTAGCGGAAAGCAGATTTGGGCAGTCGCGGGCAGTCTTAAGATTATGCCCGACGGTACCATCGCCCGCTTTACAGGAATGCCAAAAAAGTTCATCTCCGACATTATGAGTAAAGTTGCATTAACTACCGCACCTAAAGAAGTAACGGAGACAGCAGATGTTGTATCTGGGATTTAGAATTTCGAATCCTTGGAACAAGGATAGGTTCGAAAACCTATGGAATAAAAGTTGGCTTGTTACAAAACAAAAAGCAATTGAACTCGAAGTTTGCTATTCCGACGATACTATATTAAACGGAAGTTTCAATGTTACAACAAGAAGTGACCATGCAGGACTACAGATTGCAGTGGGTTTGCTGTTCTATAGATTTGACTTTAACTTTTATGACACGCGTCATTGGAATGACAAAACTAACGATTGGGAAAAATACAATGGATGAAAAGTTTGGCCTGTCCACAACGATTCGAGTTTTATCAGTCTTGGCATTTACAGTATGGATTATTCAAAGTCCATATAGCGGCTGGTGGGTCTCCTTGGCGATATTGATTGCCGGATTATGATCCTAATCGAAGATAACGGTTTATACTGGTATGTTAATCCACTGTTTCCAGAACAGCATAATATGCTAAGTCCGGTGTTCAATGATAGTGCATTAGCATTACAGTGGCGAGGACGAGTAGGACACGAAAACTTCGGCGATATTGAAGAACTACAAACTAAATTAACTGCATTACAAAATGGAACAGAAGTGGTACTTCCATCAAGTAAGGGACATGCAGAAGCAATGCTACGAGTAGCAAGTTTTTATTTGGATAATTTAAAATGAGTACATATACCCCGGACCGTTGGGTCATGCTTGAAATGACAGCAGATGACGGAACCAAACTTAAGAAAGTCCTTGCCTCGTACTACGGTGGCTACGCCGGCAGCGATAGTTGGAAGCTCAGTTCGGGAGTAACCGAAACTAAAGAGTTTGATAACCGCTATGAGTTTTTGAACTTCAGTGGAAGCACTTACATCTGCTACAAAAAAGCATACGGTATGAGCAACTACACCTCTATGATACTGAGCGGATGGCAAGAAGAACTACCTAACAAGGTTGAGATATTGGAAAGTTATCAGGAAACTATATGACTGAGCTGTGTGTGCTTACATTGCTTTTTACAAAGCATTTCATTGTAGACTTCCCTCTACAACCACGCTATATGTATAGCAATAAGGGCACATACGGGCATCCGGGCGGAGTGCTTCACGCATTCTTGCACTTAGTTCCTACCTTCGCTATCTTTTGGTTTTTCTTTGATATCGAGACTGCTACCATTATTGCTTGGGCCGATGCGTTAATACATTATCATATTGATTGGGCAAAAATGAACATCAATAAGAAAATGGGATGGGGTCCAACTACCCACGAAGAATTTTGGTGGTTGACTGGACTTGATCAATTTTTACATGCGCTAACGTATATTGTATTAGTAGCAGGTACAATTGAATGAAAAAATCAATCCGGTTTACTTATTCAATTCCGGAAATGCAACAGTTAACCAACTATTGCGATCCGGATATGGTAATTTTTGGAAAGGACTATCCACCAGAAGGTAGTCCGCCGTGGGCCGAAATCAGAGCTAAAACAGAAACATATAGAATGATCGAAGGACAGTGTGTTACTAAAACAAAGACTGGATACATTATAAAATGAACAATCGAATTGACGAACTTAAAGAAGAATCATTGTTATGGGCAGTAGAAACCCTAGACCCAGATCAGCTAAACGAATACGAATGGGGCGTGGCAATTGATAAAAAATTTGCCGAGTTGATTATTCAAGAATGCGCCGACTACATCAACTATCGAACCGACGACTGGGATGCTAAGTTACGCTGGATATTTAACGACGGATCGGGTTATATGAAAGTAGATGTTGATAGTTTGTTAAACGGACACTTCGGAGTTGAAGAATGAGTATGCACCTACACCACCCTTCACTGTCAATGGCAGGGAAGAAAAAGGGCAAGGTAAAATTCCGCAATGCCGAAGAAGCGCGAAAGGCGCGCGAGCTCGATGAGAGTTGGAAACAACTACAAAAGAAATATGTTGCCAAAATCAATGTGAGTAGTACAAACGCAAAGTTTGACGACCTATCAATTCCCGAAGGTCGTAATACTACTGCTCATATTAAGAGCAAAGTTACCGAAGGCGGTACTGCTACATTGCAACCTGCTAAAGTTTACACTGGGGATAAGATGTTAGGAATTGGGCAATTGCACAAAAGCAATGCGGTACCTGTTTTTAGCTCAGACGAAGTTGTAAATATAGCCAGGATGCGTCGATAACAATACGATAAATATCACACTATGTTAATGGCTTATCTAACTCTATTATCCGGACTGCTTATAAGCGGTGTGGCAATCTTTTATTCAGTTTCGGGACTAACTAGCATCTTCTCTGCGGCTGCATGGCCCATTATCATTATGGGATCGAGTCTCGAAGTAGCAAAGCTAGTAGCTACTGTTTGGCTAAAACAGAACTGGTCATTTGCCCCTAGGTTTCTAAAAGCGTATTTACTTATTGCTGTTGTACTGCTTATGGGCATTACTAGTATGGGCATCTTTGGATACCTAAGTAAAGCGCACAGCGATCAAAGTTTAGTAAGTGGAGATGCAACTTCAAAGGTAGCAATATATGATGAAAAAATTAAAACGGCCCGTGAAAATGTTGAGGCTAACAGGAAAACGCTTAAACAGTTGGACGAGGCAGTGGACCAAGTCATGGCACGCTCAACAACAGAAACGGGTGCCACCAAATCTGTTCAAATCCGTAAAAGTCAACAAGGCGATAGAACTCGTATTGCCCGCGAAATTGAAGCCGAGCAACAAACAATTGCAAGACTTACTGACGAATCCATACCGTTACGTGCAGATGTACGAAAGGTCGAAGCAGAAGTCGGCCCGATCAAATACATTGCGGCATTTATCTACGGGGATAACCCAACTGAGAATGTATTAGAAAAAGCAGTTACATGGGTTATTATACTAATTGTTGCTGTATTCGATCCTTTAGCCATTATGCTGCTATTAGCAAGTCAATATAGTTTCCAACAACTTAAAAAAATAGAAGATGATTTGGATAAAATAGAATTGGGGGGATATCATGTACCAACGAAAGATGACGACGATACTCCGCAAGTAGTATCACGAGAAGAAGCAATCGTTGAACCGGATGAAGATCCAACAATGATTCCATTACCGGACCTCGGAGTGGGGGTGTATGCACAATCAGTAGAAAGTATATTACCTGAATTAGTTCAACCAATATACGAAGAACTGAATGACGATCCGTTAACAGCTGATCAGGATTTATTGTCGTTGGAATCGAGATTAGATGCACAAGAATCTATCTTCCCGGAAAATATTGAGCACGACCCGTTCCCTAACATAAATCATAATGCTCCTGTTCCTCTAGATATATTGTTTCCAGAAGAGGAAGATAGGCCGATAAGAGAATTCTTCGAGCGCGGCAGGGAAGTAGCACGTAGGTTAGATGCTGGAGAAAGCCTTGAAGGTATCCCGGGTGCAATTACTCAGTCTACAGTAGATTATGAATTTATCGACGAGGAGTATGAGCCAGACTTTATAGTTCCGGAAAAGGAAGAAGTGCCAAGTGAAAGTGAAACTATAATCACTGAACAAGCAGATGAAGTGAAAGATAGTCCCACTGACGCAGAGAAGCTTGCAAGTGCAGGGTATGTTCAAAATGAAGAACAAAACGAAGGCGGGCTTTGGAGTAAGATTGCAACTGGAAAGTGGGATGATATTGCAAGTAAGCCGATTACTGAACCAAAATATCTACTGATGTCCAAACTACGAAATTCTGATGTCCAATAAAATAACATTAATCACACCGCCTGACATATACGAGAATTCGAACTTCAGTATTTTGTTCTTAGGGCTTAGTGAGACTGATCAAGATGATGCAAGTCTCTGGTTAGGACAAAACGAAGGCTATCCGGAAACAAACTTTTACTACTACCAAGGTGAAGATAATTTGACTTGGTTGCTGTATGCATTAAATAGAGCAGATGTAAAGTTCTTGAACTTCGACACAGATAGTGCTATAATTAATTTACTCGGCAGTTATATTCTAGGACGCCCGAATGTGTATTATAGCACAAAAGACCCTAGCATACAAGAACTGATGTCTCATATCAATAACCAATTTGTGCCCGATGTACAAACATTTTTAAAGAGAGCATTTAATGGAAAAGAATAAGAACGACGATCACCAATGTAGTTTTTGTGGAAAACACAAGGAAGACGTTGAAAAAATGATTGTTGGAGACGGCGCTGCAATCTGCAATGATTGTGTAGATCTATGTACTAATATATTAGACGATAAAAAGGTAAAAGACTTTCCGTCTAAGGGTGATAAAAAGCAATTTAATCCCACAAAAATTAAAGACTTCCTTGACGAATATGTTATCGGACAAGAGCGAGCAAAGATTGCGTTAAGTGTGGGAGTTGCTCAACACTTTAAGCGTGTGTTTAGTCCATCCAAGGATATTAAACTTGAAAAGACAAATGTGCTTATGCTCGGCCCTACAGGATGCGGCAAGACAATGATGGCAAAGAAGGTTGCAGAATTTCTCGATCTGCCGTTTGCAGTTTGCGATGCAACAGGGCTAACTGAAGCAGGATATGTCGGCGACGATGTAGAAAGTATTCTTATTCGATTGTTAGCAGTAGCTGACGGCGATGTAGAACGTGCAGAACACGGTATTGTTTACGTCGATGAAATTGATAAGATTGCTCGTAAGGGCGAAAATATGAGTATCACCCGTGATGTGAGCGGTGAAGGTGTACAACAAGCATTGTTGAAAATTATCGAAGGCACAATTGCCCGGGTACCTGCAGGCGATAAGCGTAAGCATCCTAAGGGCGATATGATTGAAATTGACACTTCAAACATTTTGTTCATTTGTGGCGGCGCATTTGTGGGCTTAGATAAGCAAATTGCAAATCGCAAGGATGCAAACAGTATCGGCTTCCATACTCCTGCAAAGAAGAAAGACAAATCAGAGAGCAGCTATCTAGACGACTTTACTACAAAGGATCTTATTAGCTTTGGACTTATTCCCGAGTTTGTGGGGCGCTTTGGACTTACAGTAAACGTTAACGAACTAAGCGTCGAAGATTTAATGCAGATTCTTAAAGAACCTAAGAATAGCATTATCCAGCAGTACCAGTATATTTTTAAGTTAGACGGTGTTGAATTGAAGTTTGAAGATGAAGCACTTCGTGTTATTGCAGAAAAAGCAAAAGAACTTAAAACTAACGCACGTGGCCTAAAACAAATCATCGAAAAGATGTTGTTAAATTATCAATTTGAAGCGATGGACCTTGCAGAGCGCGGGTTAGAGCGAATTGTGATAACCAAGGATACAGCCCAAGGAGGCAAAGCTGTTTTAATTTTTAATAAAGAGCATGGCAAAAAATCCGAACAGTCCTAAGCTTACTGGACTTAAAGTAGAAGTAGGCGACGCTAATATTAGCGTTGCCCTGCGTAAGCTAAAACAAAAAGTAGAAGATGCTGGTCTCCTGTTGGATGTTCAGAAACATGAATTTTACGAAAAGCCCACAACAGAACGTAAGCGTAAAAAAGGTGCTGCAAAAGCCCGTCTAAAAAAACAACTACGCGATCAACAATTACCTCCAAAGCTATATTGAAATATTGTAGTTTTGTGTTATACTGTATATATGCGGTATTAGCTCAGTGGTTAGAGCGTGGACTTCTAAACTCCCGGGTCGAGAGTTCGATTCTCTCATATCGCACCAACAGGATAACATTATGCAAAGAGGAAACAGAAACGTTATGAACGCAATTAAAATGAAACGTCTAGAGCTTCTAGACATTGTTCGTGCAAACAAAGAAAAGCACATTGCAGAATACGTAGAAGCTGTCATTGATTATAAACAACTTGTAATTAAAGTAGCCGAAGCTAATTCTAAAATCGCAAACGATAATACTACTATTAAGAATTTTAAACATTGGCCAACAACTCCGGAATCTTTTGAAGATAGCTACAAACGAGCGATTCGTATGTTAGAACTATCCATTGAAGACGTAATCGAAGTTGAAGAAGATATATTCAACCAACTAGTACTCGATGAATGGTCGTGGAAGCGCCAATTTGTCGGAAGCACAACTTCTTACAAGACCGGCTTGGGATTCTAAATCACATTAGGGAGCATTGTCTCCCTAATAAATAAATTTGTAGCGCAGGGCTACAAACCGACAGACTTTAACAATATGCACTTAGTCTGTGTGCAGTAAAAAGGAAAATCATGATGTATAATCAAAAAATGGTCGCCTCCATTAAAGTAAAGGGCAAAATCCTCCGTGAATTCAAAGATACAGTTTATATCCCATTTGGTGCTGAATATAGCATCCTTCTTAAAAATCTTAATACTGTTCGGTGTGTTGTTAATGTGTTCATTGACGGCGATAATATGGTTCCTGGCGGAGTCGTGTTGGGAGCCGGTCAAACAGTTGATCTCGAGCGTTCGGTTAAAAATGGGAATCTAAGCGCAGGTAACAAGTTTAAGTTTATTGAACGTACTGGTGCAATTGAAGACGGTCCTCGTGGTGTTAAACTCGAAGATGGTCTTATCCGTGTTGAATATCAGTTTGAAAAAGCATATCCTTCCTTAAATGTAAATGATTGGTATCAAAAGCAAATATTACCTCAACAACCGTACCATGGTCCATTCTTCGGAAGTATTGCTCGAGATACAGCAGGCGATCGTTTTAGCGTAACAGCAGCCGGCATGTTTAATCAAGTAAACATCGGTGGCGCGCTACGTGGAGTTGATACAAGCCAAAATGGTGCTACAATGCAAGCATCAGCAAGTGCTGCAATAAATCAATTTTGCGCAACTAACGGAATCACATCAGAGGTTCACGACGGTGCCGCTACAATGGATAGCTTTGTTCCGAAAAATGATGTCGGTATTACGGTAGCAGGCAGTAAGAGTACTCAGCAGTTTCAAAATGTGACAATGGGTGCGTTAGAAGTTGAGAAGCATTCCATTGTGCTAAAACTGTTAGGCGAAACTCCTGATAACAGGCCAGTGCTAGATCCAGTGACAGTTGATACAAAAACAAAGTGCACTACCTGCGGAATACAAAGTAAACGTAATGCAAAGTTCTGCGCACACTGCGGTACTTCTCTTGTGGTATACGCATAAATAGTGTATACTGTTTATACAGTTTCGATAAAGGAGTAATATGAAACAACGCAAATTGATCAAAGAAGTTTATAAGGCTTGCATCGAGCACAATCTTGAGAAATTAGTTGAACTCCGTATTGAAGAGTTCCGCAAAATTTTAAAGAGAAAAGCAGAAGGTAAAGCATTTACTTCACCAAAATGGGCTATAGTACGTTTGTAATCTAATTGCAATCTTAGCCCCTAGTTTAGAGCGATAAATAAGGCATGAAAGCCAAAACTTATCGCTCTATTTTTATCTCTGATGTACATTTAGGTACAAGGGACTGTAAAGCAGAACAACTAAACAACTTCCTCAAACATAACTCCTGCGAAACGCTATATATGGTAGGCGATATTATAGATGCATGGCGTATTCAGCAAAACAAGTGGCGCTGGAAGCAAAGTCATACAAATGTTGTCCGACGTGTGTTAGGACATGCAAAGCGTGGTACTCGCGTAGTCTATATAGCAGGCAATCACGACGAATTTCTAAGACCCATGATACCATATGGGTTTTCTTTTGGGCATGTCGAAATTTGTAATCAAATAGAGCATATTGGTGCAGACGGCAAGCATTACCTAGTAGTGCATGGAGATTTATTTGATGGAATAACACGATTAGCTCCTTGGCTTGCGTTCCTTGGGGATAAAGCATATGATTTTATCCTAAATCTAAATGGCAAGTTTAACTGGTTTCGCCACAAGATGGGATTCGGGTATTGGTCACTAAGTAAATATCTCAAAGCGCGAGTTAAGAAAGCTGTAGACTTTATGTTTAAGTTTGAACAGAATTTAGCAGACTACTGTAAGAAGCGCGGATTTGACGGCATAATCTGCGGGCACATACACCACGCTGAAATTAAAGAAATTGACGGTATTACATATATGAACGACGGTGATTGGGTAGAATCAATGACTGCATTAGTAGAACATCACAACGGACGTTGGGAGATAATACATTGGACACAGGCAAGCGATGAAACAAAAGACGATACTGATAATAACAGATAATTTACCGGACCAAATAAATGGCGTTGTCACGACTTACAAAAACATTGAGATTTGCGCGACTCGTGATAATTATAACGTTGTGGTGCTTCATCCCGGGTGGTTCAGCTATGTTGATTGCCCTCGCTACAACGAAGTCAAGATTACCTATCCGCGGCAGATGGGCAAGAAGATTGCGGAGATCGATCCGGATTATATCCATATCGCCACAGAAGGTCCTCTTGGTATGTGGGCTAGAAAGTATCTTTCACTATATAATATTAGGCACAATACCGCTTATCATACTAAATTCCCTGAAGGGCTAAAAGCACTATTCGGAATACCGGAATCTATTACTTGGAAGTTTGTTCGTTGGTTCCACAAGCATAGCGGCAAGGTACTTACTACTACAGACTCAATGGTTAAAGAATTGCAAGCCCACGGGTTTGATGGGGATATTATTCCTTGGACACGCGGAGTCGATAGAAGCATATTTTATCCCGACCATGCTCTTAACAAGCAGGTAACATTAGTATGTGTTAGCCGCGTAAGCAAAGAAAAGAATTTAGAAGATTTCTTTGAGTTGGACTATCCGGGCGCACGTAAGATTATGGTCGGTGACGGACCAATGCGAGCAGCATACGAAAAGAAATATCCGGATGTGGAATTCGTAGGTTTTAAAATTGGTGCAGATTTAGCAGAATATTACAGATTGGCAGATGTGTTTGTATTCCCATCACGTTGGGAAACATTTGGCATTGTAATGATTGAAGCAATGGCGTGCGGCACGCCAGTTGCCGCTTATCCGTGTCAAGGTCCTGAAGATGTTATTGATGAAGGTGTCACCGGATGTATGGACGAAGACTTAACATCGGCAGTTAAAAGCGCCATACAGTTAGATAGACAAACTGTGTTAAACGGTAGTATGCGTTGGAGTTGGGAAAATGCTTGGAAAATATTCCGCGATAATCTGATTGACTGTCGAAGCAGATAGTGCTATACTAAATACATCATGCAAATGTAGATCATCAACCATTTAACAATGCCCGAGCTGTGTAGCGAGCAATCGCTTACGTTTGGGCTTTCTTTTGATTGGAGGAAATATGTAGATTCATATTAACGGCCCTCCTTAAGTGGATTACACTTTTCAAGTCAGTAATCAAATTTCCAAACACTTAACATCAGGAGAAATCAAATGGAAAACCAATTTAACATCACTAAAGAACAATACCTTACTATGCTTTCAACTTGGAGAGCAAAGAAGGCGCACGATGCAGCGGATCAAATCCTCTACAACATCTTGCGAACAAAGCCTGCAGATAGGGGCTTTACTGCAAAGGGTAAAAACATACAAGGAAACGATCCTTGGTTCGCGTACCACAATGCGTTGTTCCTTGCTCGTAATCGCGTGAGAATTACAAGTTCCGGACTGGAAGCACGTAAAGAAGCGTTTAAGAAAACTTTCGGATTCGATGCTCCCGACGATATCGCAGCAAAGTTAGAAGGAGCAAAGAAATGAACCCGTACATGTATTTGTTCGTTCGAAGCGACTTGTCGGCACCGCAACAGATTGTTCAAACTGCACATGCTGTAGACGAGATAGGAATGCGTTACAAATCCGATGGTACTAATTACATGGTATTGTGTGGAGCAACTAACGAAGAACACCTGCTCACAATTGCAGAATGTTTGGACAAAAACGAGATCGATTACGAAATGTTCTTTGAGCCAGATATCGGTGCGCACACTGCGATTGCAACTCGCCCATTAAGAGGCACTGAGAGAGCACCGTTAAAGAAGTTTCGGCTAAAGACGGCTTGACAAAAGGTAAAACCTGTGTTATACTGTAATTATAGTAATAACACAGGTGTCTAATGGAATACGCAATTGAAGCAAGTAATAAGAAAATTGACAAACTGTTTGAAGCAATTATGCCGTCCATAGTTGACCAACTCGGACTTACTAATAGCAGAAAAGCAGTTCTAATCAAAGTTACTCCGGACACTCCCGAAGGGTTTATAGGTGCAACTTATGATCTTAAATTTGCAGATTGCATGCTTGTGCTCATTACTCCTCCAAAGCGAGTTACAGAATCATCATTGTTAGATATCGCACTAACTCTTGCACACGAAATGGTCCATGTAAGACAACTTTCCAAAGGTATTATGCAGATGTTACCCAATAATGCTCGCATATGGAAGGGTAAGAAGTACACTAAAAAAACAAAGTATTTGGATCAGCCTTGGGAATTGGATGCATTTGCCAGACAAGAAATTATTTTGCGAAGGGCTATCGAACTCTATTGACAGCGGGTAATAAACCTGCTATAATAAATACATGCAGCAAAGAGATAGACTCGATGCACATACTTTACATAGGATTTATGTATGACTAAGAAATATGATACCCTCGTCCTAATCGGACGCTTTCAACCATTCCACTCGGCACACTTACTGCTGGTTCAACGTGCTACTGCACTTGCCAAAAATGTTGTGTTTATTGTGGGCTCAGCAAATCAACCGCGTACTTATAAGAATCCATTTTCTTTCGCAGAGCGAAAGGTTATGATCTACGAAGCAACCCGCGGAATGGCAGGAACACTTTCGTTTCACACCGAGCCAAACCCTGATAGTCTGTATAACGATCAAGCATGGGCCGTTCGTGTTCAAGCAGCAGTCGCAAAGCATACTAAGCCTGGCGACAAGATTGGCATTATCGGACACAAGAAAGACCCTTCAAGTTTCTACTTAGATATGTTTCCGCAATGGGAATTTGAATCAGTAGAACTATTAGAACCGCTCGATGCAACTGACATTCGAGACTTGTATTTCAGGTGTGATGTGAATATGAACTTCATTAAGAATGTTGTTCCACCGTCCACATTCGATATACTGAATTACTTTAAGGACACAAAGGACTACGAGCAGATCATCAAGGAACGTGCATTTATTGCACATTACAAAAAGCAATACGAGTCGCTGCCCTACCCGCCAATCTTTAGCACTGCCGATGCTGTGGTTATCCAAAGCGGTCACGTACTGATGGTGAAGCGTCGTGCAGAACCCGGTAAAGGACTATGGGCATTGCCCGGGGGCTATGTGAATGCAAATACTGACCGCACTGTTGAAGATGCTATGCTGCGTGAGCTGCGTGAAGAAACGATGATTAAGGTTCCTGCTCCGGTCCTCCGTGGCAGCATTGTACGAAGTAAGGTTTTTGATGCAATTGACCGTAGCCCACGAGGACGGATCATTACACATGCATTCTTTATCAAATTGTCCGACGGTGAACTGCCAAAGGTTAAAGGTGCCGATGATGCTGAAAAGGCAAAGTGGGTTCCTATTGCAAGTGTAAAGAGCGAAGAATGCTTCGAAGACCACTACGAAATTCTACAACACTTTTTAGGAGCGTAATATGATTGCACAAGGATACGAACAATACTCAAAGTATGTTGAAGATCGCAAACAGAATGAGCACATTGCCGAAGACCTAACACGGCTCCGCGATGAGTTGGTTGCGACAGCATTTAACGACAAGGGTGCACTGATTGACCCAACGTTAGCTGTGGTTGTTTACAAAATTAATAGTTGCTTATTTAGGGGTTATCCCCGGAGGACAGAATAATGGTACGCATTGTAAAAATTGAACCTCACCCAACTGTGGTGAAAGAAGTCGTGTGTAAGGGTTGTGGTGCAACGTTGGAATATGTTCCAAACGAAGTGCAAACCCGGACATGGATGGATTACGGTGGCGACAACAATGTCGTGAAGTATATTTCTTGCCCAAATTGTGGTAACGAAGTAATAACAAAGGAGTATTAAAATGGAATGGTTTACATGGACACCTTTAGAACTTGCGGCAAACGTAATGACCGCAGTTTGTATTTTTCTGGCAGGGCGCAATAACGTACATACTTGGTGGACGGGTATTGTTGCATGTGGATTGTTTGGCTGGTTGTTCTATACATCACAACTGTATGCTGATGTAACGCTGCAAGTGTTCTTCATTGCTACTAGTTTCATTGGATGGTGGAATTGGGCGAACAAAAATATCCCAATGGATGTGTCCACAGCCGGCGATGGTTCGGAACTACAGGATAAAATAGAATCAATGAAGGTAGCATATGCCGGATGGTCTACCGTAGTTACTATGGCAGGAATTGCTATTGTAGTTGCTGCTGGATACGGCTGGATGCTACACAAATACACTAATGCGTATGCGCCGTGGATTGACTCAACTGTACTCACATTCAGTGTTATTGCTCAACTGTTGCTAATGCGTCGTAATGTAGAAAATTGGCCACTGTGGGTGCTAGTGAACACATTAAGTGTACCGCTGTACTGGAGCCGAGGACTGTATATGACATCTGCACTGTACGCAGTGTTTTGGGTAAACGCATTGTGGTCGTGGAAGACTTGGGTTAATTTGGCAAAGAAGTAAATTGACTAGACCGGTAAAACCTGCTATAATTAATACATAGAAATTAACATAGCAGGTTTTATGACGCCAAAAGACAAATTAGCAGTTGAATTTTTTATAAAGGTTGTTATTGCATTTTGGGCGGTTAGTACACTTGCACAATGGTTTGGAGAACATGTATTATGAACGAACGAATTAGAGCAATTGCTATACAATGTCATCATAGGTATTCAGAACACCAAATTGACTTAGAAAAGTTTGCTGAGTTGATTGTGCGCGAATGTGCATGGTTTATGGAAACAAATACGAAAGTTAACGATGATGGCGCAGTAGTTGATGCACCTGAAGCGTGGGAAATGCTAAATCACTTCGGAGTTGAATAAAATGGAACTATATCTAACTATAAGTGCAGTATGTTTGGTAGTAATGATAGCATGTACTTGGTTTGCAAAAGAAGACTTAACTATCACGGCGCTGGGACTATATGTATTTTCATCTATCATTCCGTTAGTAAATCTTTTTGCGGCTGCGTTTATGATCATTTGTATTGTAAGTGACAACCGGAAAGCGTTCGACATTACTATCCTAAAAGGTAGAAAATGATAGAATTATTTAAAGAGCTTGCATTCAAAGCACTAAAGAATCCTCATAACCCCTTTCCAGAAACTGGAAATGTGGGAGACATTCATTGCTTCGATGACGAAGAATTAGTAACATTCGCAAACTCAATCATAGATTTTTGCGCAACACACTTAATGGCAAGATCACATCCTCTGTCGGCAAATGAGATAAGAAATTTAAAAGTGAAGTAAATGAGATACGCAACTGGATTAGTAGTAGGTAAGTTCTGTCCACTACACCTCGGACACGAAAAGGTAATTCGTACCGCACTGTCCAATTGCGAAAAAGTTATCATCCTTTCCTACACTTCTAAAAACTTCACCGGTTGCGAACCTGAAAGGCGCAAGGAGTGGTTGACAAAGACATTCCCAACTGCAACGGTTGTTGTGCTAAATCCACGCGAAGTACCGGATGATGATATGCCCGATGATATGCATCGCTTATTCTGTGCAAACTACTTGCTAAACAAGATGAACACCACTGTTCAAGCAGTGTTTACAAGCGAAGATTACGGCGATGGATTTGCAGCATATCTTTCGAAATTTTTCAGCTTAGAGTTGAGAACTGATATTAAAGTAGATCACATTCTTGTAGATAAGGAAAGAGCACAGTTTCCGATCTCTGGCACTGTATTACGAAACAAGATAGATCCCAAATGGTTGAATCACTATGTAGCACGAGACTTCATTCCGCGCATTGCGTTCCTTGGTGGTGAATCAAGTGGCAAGACTACTCTAGCTAGAGAACTGGCACTGTTTACCGGAATGAATTGGGTACCCGAATATGGACGTCAACTGTACGACGAACGTAAAGGCAAGTTGAATTACGAAGATATGGAACTGATCGCGAGAACACAAATCGACGACGAGCGTAAGCACAGCATTGGCAAATATCTAATTTGCGACACAACTCCACTTACTACTCTATTCTACAGTGAACAACTGTTTGGACGAGCATCAGCTGCACTACATCGGATGGCGGATCGCGAATATCACAAGATTTATCTGTGTGATCCAAATATTGATTTTGAGCAAGATGGTACACGCAAAGATTCTACATTTAGAATGATAGGACACAATTGGTATGTTAATCGATTGACAACTGATAATATTCCTTATAAAATTGTATCAGGGACTCTCGATGAACGTATAAACTTCGTGATGAAGGATTTAGGACTATAATGGAATTACTCAACACAACCAAATTGACCTACAAAGTAGGTCGTAAAACAAAAGGCCTACGGGCAAAACCGATGGTAACCCTGTTGGTCGATCGCACTGTAATGGCAAAGTTCCTTGTGGATACACTTGAGGCTAAAGAGCCAGTACATGCAGATGCAATGTTTTGTATCGGTGAAAGCAATGATGCCTGGCAGCAATCAGCAAAGAAGTTGCTTGCCAAATATACAGTGGATGCAATTGATCCGGATGGTTGGATGGTGTGTAATCCCAAGCAAGAAAGTAGCGTTGAGTTTTCGCAAATTACAACTGATGCACTTGATCAAATAAATTGGACAGGTGAGACTAATAGCGGATACATTCAAGGCAATTGGGGTGAAACGGTAGTAGGGTTCGGTTGTAATCTACAACGATTTAAACCCGGCGACTTTGTGGTACGCAATCGCGAAGACCACAGCGACACTTGGATTGTTGATAAGAAGATCTTTTTGAACAGTTATACTGAGATTGTATGAACCGAGAACTATTGACAAAATTGTATGAAGAGGCGGTTGACTATTGCATCGCCCAGGACCCAAACCCCGACGGTACGAATAAGGCATGGATTTGGGAAGAAAGATTTGCGGAACTTCTCATCAAAGAATGCCAAATAGCGTTGTTGACAGAAGAGTGTAACACAAGTGATTTGGCAATGGAAGAATACACTCGAAGTGTTAAGAAGATTAACGATTACTTCGAAAATAAACGAGCAAATTAAGATGTACATAAGTTGACAAAACCTGCAACTTATGTTATAATTATTATGTAGTGAACACACTACTTTTAACAACTGTATTTAATTTTAAGGACACACAGACATGAAACGTATTTTGATCGCATCCGCAGTTATCGCAGCAACTATGCTCGCAGCATGTAATGATGCTAAACAAGAAGTATCTTTTGCATCGCTCGAAGAAGCAAAAGGCACCGCCCGTGAAAACGCAATGTTCAACGCACAAATGTATCGCCAAAGCAATATTTTGTACAAAGGATGGGATTTGATCGGCCGTGGTGATTCTACCCAATCAAATGCATGCCCCCAAGGCGATGGTTGGGCAACAATGGAATTCGTAAATCCGGAAAAGACAAAGATTGTTAAGGCTAAGTGCTCTACGGTTTCTGGTAACACTGGTTGCCTGGAAGATGCAGACTTTAAAACCAAACCGTTTGCTGCCGAAGATGGTGTTTGCGCACCGTTGAATCGTGTTCCTTACCCGCTGCCTAAGATCGCAAAATGATCATAGTGGAGGCACTAATACTCATTGGACTATTATGTGTCCTTTGGGTAGTAGGTACAGCATGTTTTAAACTTGGCAAACGTTTTCCAAAAAAGGAAAAGTAAAGTTTATCATTAACAGTGGGTAGTTACCGAGGGGTAGCTGCCCGAATTGATTGAAAATAATGCATAAAACAAATTATCGTCCAACACGAAGCCAGCAGATTGCGTTGGCACAAATGATTCGTGACAAATATACTGATAACGAAGTAATTGTACATCATGTGCTTGAGGATTCGTTTACAAGGCTGTATGTTCAAGTTGAGGAACGGTGGCATCGCTATCAGCAACTATCAAAAGTTTATTTTAAACGATACGAGCTATGACTACAATTGAAAAAGGTATTTGTCCTTGCTGTCACGGTTCGGGACGGGTTCCGGTACCCGAAGAACAGCAACGATATAAAACGGTATCATCGAGTTACGATGCAGCAACTGATACATTTGGTTGCTCTAACTGCGGTGGACAATATATGTTTGGTAGGTCAACCGGTCTTGTAAGATTGCGTACAGATAACGGTGATCCGTGCAAACATTCCTACGAAAGTAAGAACTTAGGCCGTTGCTATACAGGGTATACCTGCAAGCATTGCGGAGATTATTATACTATTGACTCATCAGATTAAAATGTCTATCCCAGCTGATCACAAACAAGCTATCATCCAAGATGGAATACACTTTATGCGTTCCATTACAGAATGCTACGGCCCCGATGATGGCATGAAACTATGGGATCAGATTGCAAGTGTGTTAGATCCATCTGTAAAGGGTGAGATCTTCTTTGCAATGTTAACAGGGCAACATGCTGATCGACTAAACATTAGTTGTGAATCTAATGTAACGAATCGAGTTGCACAGATTAAGGCAATTCGTGTAGCAACTGGATTAGGGCTAAAAGAAGCAAAAGATATTTCAGACGAAATGGTAACTGGCAAGACAAAGGTAATCACATTGCAAAAACCAGCAAACCGTGCAAACACAATTCGCGAGTTCCGCGACGTAGGGATTAGAGTATGACACCACTATTTAAAGATACTAGCACAATTAGCGAGGTTATGTCGAACAGCGAAAAGCTAAAGCTAGCAGCAAAAATGGGAATTAGTTTCCCACATTTTACAAATACAGATAACCCGATTGATTTTCCTATGACTACTTCAAAATTGAAACATGTAAAAGGCAACTTGCTCGACCTTGCGGAGGCAGGTGAGTTTGATGTTGTAGTACAAGGTTGCAACTGTTTTAACAAAATGGGCGGTGGCATTGCTCGAGAGATTCGTGAACGCTATCCTGAAGTTGCGGCAGTTGATAGTATGACAGACCGCGGCGATTACAATAAGCTAGGGGACTGGACTTCTGAAATCGTTATACGCAATAATGGCACAACAAAATTTGAGATTGTAAATGCCTACACACAATACAACATGAGTACAGGCGAAGATGTGTTTGAATACACGGCGTTTGCACTTATCCTGCAAAAACTTGCTCGCAGGTATCCCAAAGGTAAATTTGGCTTCCCCTACATTGGTATGGGACTTGCAAAAGGTGACAAAGATGTTATTATGACATTGCTAGATGCGTTTGCAGAAGCAGTCAACGCTACTGGTGGAACCGTTACTTTAGTGGAGTTTGCATGAAAATCGGAATAACAGGAACACGTTCGGGGATGACCGAACATCAAAAACAAGTTATTGCCCGCTTCCTACAAAACAGTTGGGTCGAAGGCGCAGAGTTCCATCACGGTGATTGCGTGGGGGTAGATGTCGAAGCTGCAGATATTGCAAAGATGATGCGGTATAAAATCGTAAGTCATCCCCCGGCAAAGAACGATTTACGGGCATTTCATAAATCAGACGAGTTCCGCAAGCCCGGAACATACTTTGCACGTAATCGTACGCTAGTAGATGAGGCAGATGTTGTTTTAGTTGTGCCCTTTCAAATGTCACATCAGCCAACTGGCGGTACTTGGTATACACATGATTATGCTGTGAAAAAGGATAAACCAGTCCACATTATCTATCCGGAGTCAACATGAGATTAATGCTCGGAACTGAGGGCGAGCCAAGTCTGTTAGTAACCGTACTACATGAATACGAGCCCTCGTACTTCAAATTCTATGTTGTAAACGGATCATGGGAAGGAGTATTTACTGACGGGCATGTAACAGTGCATATGCCTCACGGAGGAGACTATTCTGATTTAGGTACCACGGAAATCCTCTGCTCTAATCAAGATAGACTGCGCGGTGACTACAACACAGTGTTTTACAACTTTGACAATCCGGACTATGTTGCGCCCAAAGCAGAAGAAGTTTTCTTTGCAGATATGGACGACGACATTCCGTTTTAATTATGGATGTAATCGTTAAATGTGGCAATGGTGGTGATTGGGAATGGGCAAACGATCAGCACTATTGGAAACTTTGGATAACACAAAATATGCCGGGTATTGCGTTTAAAACAGGCTGTTCAGAAGAATGTAAGGCAGACGATTTATGCGTAACGTTTGAGAAACCGGCCGACGCAACCTTTTTTAGTCTAAAACGCCCGATTTATATAAGATACG